CTGGCGGGCCGTGGTGCTCACTTATTGTTGGTGGATGATCCCCATTCAGAGCAAGACGTGATTAATGGTAACTTTGTTGTCTTTGAGAAGGCATATGAGTGGTTCACGTTCGGTGCTCGTACGCGCCTAATGCCGGGGGGTAGTGTAGCTATTATCCAGACTAGATGGCACATGGACGACCTAACAGGGCGTGTTGTTAAGGACATGGCCCAGAACGAGCGCTCTGACCAGTATGAGGTCATAGAGTTCCCCGCTATATTAGATGTAGATGACCCAGACACAGGCAAGCCCATACAGAAGCCCCTGTGGCCTGAGTTCTTTGACCTTGAGGCCCTGTTACGTACCAAGGCATCCATGCCTACGTTCCAGTGGAACGCTCAGTACCAGCAGCAGCCCACTGCTGAAGAAGCCGCGCTAGTTAAAAGAGAGTGGTGGAACGAGTGGGAGAAGGAACGGCCTCCGTCTTGCGAGTACATAATCATGTCGCTAGACTCCGCAGCCGAGAAACACAATCGTGCCGACTATACTGCACTTACTACGTGGGGAGTCTTCCTTAATGAGGAGACTTCAGCGTATAATATAATCTTGCTTAATAGTATAAAAGAGCGTATGGAGTTCCATGAGCTTAAAGAGTTAGCTATGCAGCAATATACAGACTGGGAACCAGACGCTTTCATAGTAGAGAAAAAGAGTTCTGGTGTAGCTTTGTACCAAGAAATGCGCCGTATGGGGCTGCTTGTACAAGAATATACTCCTCATAGGGGTTCTGGTGATAAGCTAGCACGTCTAAACTCTGTATCCGATATTGTACAGTCAGGTCTATGTTGGGTTCCCCAGACTAGATGGGCAGAAGAAGTAGTAGAAGAGATCGCGGGGTTTCCCTTTATGAGCCACGACGATCTAGTGGATTCGACAGTTATGGCACTTATGCGGTTCAGGCAAGGCGGCTTTATACGTTTACCTACTGATGAGCCAGAAGAAATTAAATATTTTAAACATCGCGGTAGCGGGTTTTATTAAGAGGTTAGATCATGGCAATTGAGAAAGGTTTGTATGCTGCCCCCGAAGGCATCGAAAGCGAAGAGATGGAAGAAGGGTTAGAAGGCGAGATGATGGAAGAAGGACTGGAGATAGAGATAGTCGATCCTGAAATGGTCACTCTATCTGACGGTAGCATGGAGATCACTATAATTCCGGGGCTTGAAGAAAGCGAGATGGAATTTGACGCTAACCTAGTAAATTTTTTAGATGAAGGACTTCTAAATGAGCTAGTGAGTGACTTAATAGGGTTAGTTGATTCTGACGTAGAGAGCCGTAAAGACTGGGCAGATACTTACGTTAAAGGGCTAGACATCCTAGGATTTAAGCATGAGGAGCGTACTACTCCTTGGCAAGGCGCGTGTGGCGTGAACTCTACTGTTTTAGCCGAAGCAGCCATTCGGTTCCAAGCAGAGACCATGAGCGAGACTTTTCCTGCCGCTGGCCCTGTAAGAGTTAAGATTCTCGGAGAGGAGACAAAAGAAAAATTAGAAGCCTCTGAACGCGTAAAAGCGGACATGAACTACGAGCTTACAGAGAACATGGTTGAGTATCGTCCAGAGCATGAGCGTATGCTATATAGCCTAGGACTTGCAGGATCGGCGTTTAAGAAGGTTTACTTCGACCCTAATATGGGTAGACAAGTAGCTATCTATATCCCCGCAGAAGACGTTATTGTGCCTTATGGCGCATCTAACATAGAGTCAGCGGAGCGCGTATGTCACGTCATGCGCAAGACCAAAAATGATGTAATGAAGCTACAAGTAAGCGGTTTTTATTCTGGGGTTGAGTTGGGAGACCCCGAACCGTTCCACACAGACATTGAGAAACGTAAGGCCGAAGAAGGTGGGTATGACATCACCGACGACGAGCGATACACTATATATGAAATTCATGCCGATTTAATAATCGAAGGTTTGGATGACGAAGATGGGATAGCAAAACCTTACATAGTAACCATAGAGCGTGGGACAGAAGAAGTACTAGCTATTCGCCGTAACTGGAACGAGGAAGACGACTTAACATTAAAGCGTCAACATTTCGTACACTACGTATATGTGCCCGGATTTGGCTTCTACGGCCTTGGACTGATACATATAATAGGGGGGTACGCTAAAGCCGGAACGTCTATTATACGGCAATTGGTGGACGCTGGTACGCTATCTAACCTTCCGGGGGGTCTAAAATCTCGTGGGCTACGCATTAAAGGCGATGATACTCCTATAGAGCCGGGCGAGTTTAAAGACGTAGATGTACCATCCGGTAGCATCCGCGAAAACATTATGCCCCTTCCTTATAAGGAGCCGAGTCAAACTCTGCTAGCTTTGCTCAACCAGATTACTACGGAAGGCCGTCGCCTAGGCGCTATTGCTGATATGGACATATCCGACATGTCCGCTAACGCCCCAGTAGGTACTACATTGGCGTTACTAGAGCGAACACTAAAGCCTATGGCTGCGGTAATGGCGAGAGTCCATTACGCTATGAAGTTAGAGTTTAAGATGCTCAAGGCTATCATGGCGGAAGAAGCCTCTGAAGAGTACGATTACCAGCCTAACAGAGGAGAGGTATCAGCACGTAAATCTGACTACTCTATGGTTGATGTAGTTCCCGTAAGTGATCCTAATAGTTCTACAATGGCGCAACGGGTAGTACAGTATCAAGCAGTGTTACAGATGTCGCAACAGGCACCTCAAATATACAACCTACCTCAGTTACACCGTCAGATGATTGAAGTGTTAGGAGTTAAGAACGCCGACAAGTTAGTGCCCACAGAAGATGACGTAAAGCCTACCGATCCCGTAAGTGAGAACATGAACGCCTTAACTGGCACCCCCATAAAAGCGTTTATAACTCAAGATCACGAAGCCCATATGCAAGCACACCAATCGTTCATGCAAGACCCCCTGATTGCGCAGACTATTGGACAGAACCCTCAAGCTAAAAGAATAATGTCGGCGCTACAAGCGCATATTGCGGAACATCTAGGATTTAGGTATCGCGCCCAGATGGAAGAAAAACTTGGCGCACCGCTACCCCCACCCAATCAAGAACTTACCGCAGAGACAGAAGTGCAGCTAGCACGACTTATAGCGGAAGGTGGTAAGCAACTTACAGCCCAGCATCAGCAAGAAGCGGCACAAAAAGAAGCGCAGAAGAAACAGCAAGACCCTGTTGTACAAATGCAACAAGCGGAACTACAAGTTAAACAGCAAGAAGTCCAGCGTAAATCTCAGAAAGATCAAATGGATATGCAACTTAGGCAGGCAGAACTACAACGTAAATCTCAGAAAGATCAAGCTGACATTGCTATAGACCAACAGCAACTACAACTTGAAGCCCAAGAATTGCAGGTAGACACTGAGAAAACTGTGGCGAAGATGGCGGCGGACAGACGTAAAGATGCCAGAAAAACAGAAATAGACGTTATGAAAACTTCCGTAGAAACAGCAAACAAACGTAACAAGGAATAAATATGGCTACTACCGTCTTAGACGTGCTTAAAAAGAAAATCGAGGACGACATGTCCTCCGCGCAAGAATTTCTAGGTAATGGAGGAGCTAAAGACTTCGCCCAGTACAAAGAAATAACAGGAATGCTACGAGGTCTCACTTCCTGTTTGAATCATGTAAACGACCTCTCGCGTAATTATTTGGATGATGACAATGACTGATTTATCAATCGCAACAAAAGAAGCGGAAACCGAAGAAGAACTCGAACATCAAATCCCTGCTCCTGTGGGATACCGAGTCCTAGTAGCCATGCCGCAAGTAGATGATACCTACGGCGAAAGCGGCATTATTAAGTCTAGTAAGGAAATGCATAACGAATACATCATGTCTACCATCGGGCTTGTGCTCGACATGGGTAAGGAAGCGTATTCGGATAAAGAGCGGTTCCCTACGGGTGCTTGGTGTAAGGCTGGAGACTACGTTATGTTTCGTGCCAATACAGGCACACGTTTTAAAGTAGGTGGTGTTGAGTATCGTCTGATGAACGACGACTCAATTGAAGCAGTGGTAAGCGATCCTCGTGGCGTTACACGAGTGTGAGGAGTAAGTAATGGGATTTCAAAAAGTAGAGTACACTTTTCCTGATGATCAAGCTGATGAAGGCATAGAAGTAGAAGTAGAAAGTTCTAGCGCCCTAGCTATGGGAGAAAAAGAAACGCCAGTTAAACAAGAGCAAGATAACGAGGTTGAAGTTGAAGTTGTAGATGACACGCCTAAAGCGGATAGGGGGCGTAAAGCATCTAAACCCCCAGAAGACCTTACCGACGATGAGTTAGAAGATTACTCAGATAAGGTACGTAAGCGTATACAGCACTTCAGCAAAGGCTATCACGACGAACGACGGGCTAAAGAAGCATCTCAACGTGAACGTCAAGAGATGGAAGCCTACGCTAAAGCTCTTGTTGATGAGAATAACCAATTAAAAGGCAGTGTTGGTAAAAGCCAAGCAGCTTTGCTAGAACACGCTAAGAGAAGCGCTACCGGAGAAATGTTACTTGCAAAACGGGAGTATAAAAGCGCGTATGAAGATGGTAATGCCGATAAGCTACTAGATGCACAAGAAAGGTTAACCAATGCTAAGATAAAGGCGGATAAGTTAGAGAATATAGCGCCAGAGCCTTTACAAGAAGCTAAAGTTCCTGTACAAATACCACAAGAAGCTCCGACTCCGCCAGATGCCAAAGCGTCCGAATGGGCAAATGAAAATTCTTGGTTCGGTTCCGATGACGAGATGACAGCTTATGCTATGGGTGTACACAGTAAGCTAGTTAAGCAAGGTGTGGACACCACTAGCGATGAATACTACGAGGGCATTGATGCTCGTATGCGGAATACCTTCCCCGAAGAATTTGGGGAAATTGAAGAACCAGAGGTTAAGACAAGTAAGCGACAGTCAAATGTGGTTGCCCCCGCAACGCGGAGCACAGCACCCAAAAAGGTGCGATTAACGCAAACACAGGTAGCTATTGCTAAAAAACTTGGAGTACCTATTGAACTATACGCCCGAAAGGTTGCTGAAGAAGAGATGAGGAAAATATAATGGCTGATAACAGAATTAACCGTGAAAATACCACCCGTGAAAAAACGGCCCGTAAAGCAGCTTGGACTAAGCCGGAATTATTACCTTCCCCTAATCCTGAGCCGGGTTACGTATTTCGTTGGATTCGTGTAAGTACACAGGGTACTGTTGATGCTACCAATGTTTCTTCAAAGATACGCGAAGGCTGGGAGCCAGTAAAAGCGTCAGACCACCCAGAGATTACTCTTGTAACTATCGAGAACGAAAGGTTCAAAGATAACTTGATAATCGGTGGACTAATGCTATGCAAGGCTCCAGAAGAACTAGCTCAAGAGCGCAATACTTATTACTCTGACCAGAGTAAAGCGCAAATGCAGTCAGTTGATAACAGCCTAATGCGGGAAAATGATCCACGTATGCCGCTATTTAATGAGCGGAAATCGAAAGTTACCTTTGGTAAGGGAACTTAAACTAAATTTTTTATAGGTAAAATAAAATGGCAACTACAGCCGCTCCTTACGGGTTTGTTCCCGTACGTAAAGCTGACGGTACCCCTTATACGGGTGCTCGTGACGCTTTTCTTATTACTCCTGCTGGCGTAGCTCAAAATATTGGCTACGGTTCTCTTGTAGAGATCAATGCAGGTTATGTTCAACTAGCTTCTGGCACTGGCGCAGACGCAACTAATAACAACCTTGGTGGTAACGCTATCGGCGCACTAGGCGTGTTTGTTGGTTGTGAATACATCAATGCTGAAGGTCAATTGATATTTGCTCAGTTTTACCCTTCAGGCACTGCTAACGCTACTGCTTATGTTATAGTCGATCCGGGCGTAACTTTCCAAGTACAAGCTGACGCTGCTATTGCTCAGACTGCTCTTGGTCACAATGCTCCTTTGACTGGCGCACAGAATGCTTTAACTTCTGTAAACACTACTACTGGTAAGTCTAATATTGCACTCGACGCTACTACTGCGACTGCATCTAGAGCTTTCAAAGTAATCGGTTTTGTAACTAAAACTGGTTCTACCATTGGCGACGCTAGGACTGATGTCTTGGTTAAATTTAACCTACCGTACCACCAGTTTGGTACCGGCATCGTAGGAGAATAACTAGATGGCTATTTCAAGAAGTCAATTACTAAAAGAGCTACTCCCCGGACTAAACGCATTGTTTGGCCTAGAGTACGCGAAATACGGCGAAGAGCATAAAGAGATTTTCGAGACTGAAACCTCTGATCGTTCTTTTGAAGAAGAAACTAAGCTATCTGGTTTTGGTTCAGCTCCAACAAAATCAGAAGGTTCTGCAATTGAGTATGATAATGCTCAAGAAGCATGGACTGCACGCTACACTCACGAAACTGTTGCAATGGGTTTCTCAATCACTGAAGAAGCGATTGAAGATAACTTGTATGACTCTTTGTCATCTCGTTACACCAAAGCACTAGCTCGTGGAATGGCGTACACTAAGCAAGTTAAAGGCGCTGATATTCTTAACAACGCTTTTGCTGCTGCTAGTACTTATGGCGACGGACAAGTACTTTGTTCTACTGCTCACCCACTGGTTAACGGCGGTGTTAACTCTAACCGTCCTGCGGTTGCAGCCGACCTTAACGAAACTTCTTTGGAAGCAGCTATCATTCAGATTGCTGGCTACACCGATGAGCGTGGTCTTTTGATCGCGGCCAAGCCTAAGAAGCTAGTTATCCCACCTTCCTTACAGTTTGTTGCAACTCGTTTGCTTGAGACTGAAGGCCGCGTAGGAACTGCGGACAACGACATTAACGCTATTATGAGCAATGGTGCCGTTCCACAGGGTTATGCAATTAACCATTACCTGACTGATACTGATGCATGGTTTATGATGACTGACGTACCTAATGGTTTGAAGCACTTCGTTCGTAGCCCAATGGCTACTTCTATGGACGCGGACTTCGACACTGGTAACAGCCGTTATAAGGCTCGTGAGCGTTACTCGTTCGGTGTATCTGATCCACTAGGTATCTACGGTTCGCCCGGCGCTTAATCGCGTAGTAACACGCTGTACTAAGGGGGCTTCGGCCCCCTTTTTTATTGTTGACTTAAAGCCACACACTGTGATATGTTTGCCTGTATCGGGAAACAATCCGGTGAATCTGACAGACCCGACTGACGACATGTAGACAGATTCTCCTCAACTCACATGTGAGAATTCTATAATGGCTAATACCACTTTTTCCGGCCCTATCCGCGCCGGTAACATCCGAAACACTATAGGCACAACTGTAGGCACTGACGTTGCTAACGTAGGCTATGTAGTTACGTGCCAAGATGCATTGCAAACCCTTGCGGGTGGCGCAGTTGCCGCCGTTGCAACAAACATAGTAATCCCCGCAAATTCCAAAATTGTTAACATTATTGTTGACATGGTTAGTGCCGCAAACACAACAACAAACATTAGTGTTGGTCAGGTTGGTGGTGGAGCTAGTACGTTTATAAACACATTGGCATCAGGCACTACTGTTGGTATTAAGCCACTTGGTGTTTCTGGCGGTGGAACCTTAGCGTGGGGCAACACGGGCACTTCAGACTTACGTCTTAATATAACGGGTTCAGCGGCTACTAACGCAGGGTCTGTCCGTATAACCGTAATGTATGCACAGGCGTTTAACACTACAATTCAACCGTAAGGAGTAGATTATGTCTTTTTCTTCTGACATTCAATCGACATTTATTTCTGCGGCAGTAGCGAGTGCAACGGCTATATCCCTTGCTGCGGGGGTAGGCAACAATGCTGCCCTCTCAATTGTTGGGGGGAGTCCTTTTACACTTGACGCTGCTAGAAAGATTACTATCACTTGCGTTGGGGATGATGACGCTATTTCCTTTACTATTGTTGGGCTAGACCAGCTAGGAAATGCGGCTACAGAAAGTCTCACAGGTACTGATGGTGGTGTATCTACTAGTGTTGGGTACTGGACTTCTATTACCTCTATTACAGCAGTGGGCGATCCCGCGAATAATGTAAGTGCAGGTACTTCTAACAGCGTAGTAGCCCCCATATTTGGTGGTAGATTACGATTACAGGGTTTGTATGCTGTTAATACAGGTACAGCAGGCACTATTACATTTAGGGAGACTAGTCCTACAGGAACTATTCGTATGCAATTTGCTACGGTAGGCTCTGCTACTAGTTCTGAATACCCTGACATACCTGACGATGGAATACTGTTTAAAGATGGGGGGTATGTAGATTATTCTCCTGTAAACATGTCTTCTATAACTTTATTCTATGCGTAAGTACTACAAAAAAGGGGGTTCAGTTGACAAGAAGAGTATGTCTTGCAACTCCCCCAAGCGTACGCCTTCTCACCCTAAGAAGTCTCACGTAGTTAAATCGTGTGAGAATGGTAAAGAGAAGGTAATACGTTTTGGTGAACAGGGCGCTAGCACTGCGGGTAAACCTAAGAAAGGCGAGTCTGCTAAAATGAAGTCTAAGCGCAAATCTTTTAAATCTAGGCACGGTAAGAACATTGCTAAGGGTAAATCCTCCGCAGCTTATTGGGCCGATAAAGTTAAATGGTGATATAAATGGATAATGTACCAATGGTTCCCTCTAAAAAAGAGTTTGATGCGCTGACTCCAGAGCAGCAAGAAGCTCGTAAGCGAGAAGCTGCGATATTTAATATGATGACTCCAGCGCAGCAAAAAGCAGCTATGGATAAGAAGAAGAAGGAAAAGGCCACGCCGCCTGTTAAGAAGATGATGAGCGGCGGAATGACCAAGAAAAAACCTGTTAAGAAGATGATGGGTGGCGGAATGGCTAAAGCGTATAAGGAAGGCAAGACGGTTCGTGGCTCAGGTATGGCTAAGAAAGGCGTACGTGCTTGTAAGATGCGTTAATGAGACGTTACTACAATAAAAGCGGCTGTGGCTGTGGGTATAAGGAAGGCGGTACAGTAAAAGACGCTTGCTATACTAAGGTCAAGAAGCAATATAAGGTGTTCCCGTCAGCGTATGCGTCGGGAGCTATTGCTAAGTGCCGGAAGAAGAAGGCTGGTAAGTAGTGCGTGCATACTATAAGTCTGGCGGTAAGATACGCAAGACAGAAAAAGGTGCATCTTTAAAGCGTTGGTTTAAAGAAGACTGGAAAGATGTCAGCACTGGCAAGTCTTGTGGCAGAAAGAAAGGCGACAAACGAGGAACACCTTATTGCCGTCCTTCTAAGAGAGTATCTGAAAAGACTCCTAAGACCTCTGGCGAGATGTCTAGCGCCGAGAAAGCAAAGAAAGTAGCAGAGAAGAAAAGACTAGGGCAACCAGCAGGTAAGCCTAAACGCGTAACAGCTACCAAGAGATAAGGACACAAAGTATGAAAGGTGTAAAACACTATAAAAGAGACGGTACTGAGCACAAGGGTTCTAGTCACAAGATGGCTGATGGCACTCTGCACACTAACAAGTCTCACACTAAAACCAGTGTAAAGTTATTTCATATGAATGAGCTTTCTGCCAAGGCTAAAGTTAAAGCTAAGGTAAAGCCCGTTAAGAAAAAATTAGGTAAGTAATATGGCTACATCAGGTACTGCTTCATTTAATATGGACTTCACGGAGATTGCTGAAGAAGCATTTGAACGTGCGGGCCGCGAGATGCGTTCTGGATATGACCTGCGTACTGCGCGACGTTCTATGAACCTACTCACTATAGAATGGCAGAACCGTGGAATTAACATGTGGACTATAGAGGAGGGCACACTGGCGCTAGTAGCAGGGCAGACTACTCCTTATGAATTACCCGAAGATACTATAGACTTGTTGGAGCATCAAATACGTACAGGAAATGGCAACGCGGCTACTCAGTCTGACCTTACCATAAGTCGTATTAGCGTAAGTACTTACGCGGCTATCCCTAACAAGTTATCACAAGGTAGACCAATACAGCTATATATTGAGCGTCTTCGTGATGCCCCTAAAGTAAACGTGTGGCCTATACCAGACAACAACAACTATATATTGTACTACTGGCGTATGCGTAGAATACAAGATGCTGGCAGTGGTATAGAGACGGCAGATATGAACTTTAGGTTTTTCCCTTGTCTCGTAGCGGGATTGGCTTATTACATAGCGTTAAAACTACCTGACATGGCACAACGAGTACCTATGCTAAAGTCGGTCTACGACGAACAGTTTGAGATGGCCGCAGGGGAAGATAGAGAAAAGACTTCCGCTAGGTTTGTACCGCGTATAGGGTACGTGTAAACATGGGCAGTCCGTTTGCTTCAGGCAACAAAGCTATAGCCTTTTGTGATGTGTGTGGGTTTCAGTATAAACTGCGAGAATTAAAAGACCTGATCAGGAAAGGAAATAATACCAACATAAAGGCGTGCCCCGAATGTTGGAATGGAGATCATCCGCAATTGCGGCTAGGAGAATTCCCTGTAAATGATCCTCAAGCGTTACGTGACCCCCGTACAGACCAAAGTCTAGGCGAGTCAGGTGATACTAGTAGTCGAGGCATACAGTGGGGTTGGAGTCCTGTAGGGGGAGGGTTAGATATTTTTGGATTAACTCCCAACATATTATTAATAAATGGTAGTATAGGGCAAGTAACAATAACTATTTTATAGGATCATTGACATGCTTAAAGGCAAGCAGTCCAAAATGGACAAGAATAAAGACGGTAAGATTTCTGGTGCCGATTTTAAAAAGATGAATAAAGGTGGTATGGCTAAGATGAGCTACGCAAAGGGTGGTAAAGTAAAAGTACGTGGTACTGGCGCTGCTACTAAAGGCTTGTACGCACGCGGCCCTATGGCGTAATTTATGAATTATACTGAACTGAAAACCAATATCGAGGACATCTGTGAAAATTCATTTACAGACGCGCAGCTTGCTATGTTTACGCAGCAGGCAGAGCAGAAGATATATAACGCAGTTCAGATACCCGCGCTACGTAAAAACGTAACAGGGCGTACTCAAGCAAGTAATCAATACCTAACAGTACCCGTTACTGATTTTCTGTATACTTACAGTTTGGCAGTAATTGACTCTAATGGGTCATTTACGTACCTAATAAATAAAGATGTTAATTTTATACGTGAGGCGTACCCTATTGTTACCACCACAGGGGTACCAAAACACTATGCTTATTTTAGCCAGAATAGTTTTTTGTTGGGGCCAACGCCTACTAATACCTACGATGTAGAGTTACATTATGGGTACTATCCTGAATCAATAGTCACTGCTGGTACTACGTGGTTAGGCACCGAGTTTGACTCTGCACTGCTTAACGGAGCGTTGGTAGAGGCAATACGATTTATGAAAGGTGAGCCGGACATGGTAGCTTTATACGAAAAAACGTCCCTACAGTCTTTAGCGTTGTTAAAGAATCTTGGTGACGGTAAGTTACGCGAAGATACATATCGTTCTGGGCAATTCAGAACTACACCTAGCTGAGTATATTAAAATGTTTGATTTAGCTGTATCAAGTATAGGCTCTGTAGGAGTCACTACTACTAACAATAAAGGGCATGATCCTGAGTTCTGGGCGGATATAGCTACCCAACAAATAGTATCTGTGGGTGGAGAATGTCACCCTGCAATAAAAGAACAGGCTGAAGCGTTTAAACTACAAGTATTTAATGCAGTAAAATATTATATGGACAAGGCTATTGAAAGCGATAGAACTACGCTTGTGGCATTACTTGACCAAAACCAACAGCAAGATATTGCTGATATTATTAGGAGACTATAATGGCGATAAGTCAGGCAATGTGTACATCGTTTAAGAAAGAACTGTTAGAAGGTAAACACAACTTTTTAGCATCTGGCGGAGATGTTTTTAAGCTAGCTTTATATACCAGTTCTTCTGATATTAGCGCAGCAACCGCTGGGTACACTACTAGTAACGAAGTAAGTAGCAATGGTACTAGCTACCCCGCAAAAGGTAAGGCATTAGACAGAGTAAACCCTAGTGCTTCTGGGACTACGGGCATGACTTCTTTTGGCGCATGTACATTTCCGGGTGTTACGCTTACCGCTAGGGGAGCATTAATATACAACGAAGATACTACAGGAGATACTTCGGTCTGTGTATTAGACTTTGGAGCGGATAAGACCGCTACTAACGGTAGCTTTACCATTACCTTTCCCGCAGTAGGTGCTAGCACCTCTATTATAAGAATAGCGTAATGCCCGATCCGGTCACAGGTTGGGGACGAGGTACATGGGGCGCAGGTACATGGAGTTCAGTTACTCCCATACCCGTCACAGGAGTAGCAGGCACCAGTGCGGTAGGTAATGTAACTGTACTACCCGTATGCGCTGTATCCGTAACAGGAGTTTCTGCTTCAGGTGCGATAGGTAATGTACTAGCTGGTACATCAGCAAACGTTATTTTAACGGGTGTTTCAGCTACAGGCGAGATAGGAACAACAAACGTATGGGAACTGATAGACACGTCTCAGCCCAACACTAATTGGCAAGTAATAGCCGCGTGAGGAAGTAAATAATGGCAACTTATGTTAACGATTTAAGACTTAAAGAGATTGGCACCGGCGAATCTTCTGGTACGTGGGGTACGGAAACAAATGTTAACCTAGAGTTAATTGGCGATGCTATGGGTTTTGCGACCAAGGCTATTGCTAACGCATCCACTGCTACGCTAACCATGCCTGATGGAACGGCTACAAACGGCGAACTTCGGTCTCTTTACCTTAAACTTACTGGGGGCGGCCAAGCATGTACGGTAACGCTTGCACCTAATACTGTATCTAAAGTTTGGATTATAGAAAACGGCACTAGTTATACTCTTACATTTACCGCAGGTTCTGGAGCTAATGTAGCGGTTCTTGCGGGACAAACAAAAGTTATCTCCTCCAATGGTGGGGGTAGCGGCGCTATTTTATACGACGTTATGACTAATTTGGCAGTAGCAGGGGAGCTTAATGCAGCCTCTGCTTCTTTTAGTGGTACTGGTGCAGTTAAACTACCCGTTGGTTCAACAGGCCAACGTCCTACCGCAGCAGCAGGTCAGTTCCGGTATAACTCTACTACAGGTAAGTTTGAAGGATACACAAATGCGTGGGGAGACATCGGAGGCGGCGAAGCTGTCTTTAGTCTAAGCACTATGACAGGTGATGGAAGCGACACAACGCTTTCTATGTCTGTAACACCTGCTTCTGAAAACTCAATACAAGTGTACTTTGATGGTGTTTACCAGCACAAAGACACATTTAGCTTTAATAACACAACGCTTACTTTTAGCACTGCTCCAGCAGCGGGTGTAAAAGTAGAAGTACTAATCATATCTACTGTCCTTGCTTCTACAACTCCGGGCGATGGTACAGTTACAGCCGCTAAATTAGCTAACGACGCTGTAACATCTCCTAAACTAGCTCACGCTCTTGATGTTGTAACTTCATTAAGTGTAGGTGGCTCTAGTAACGGTGTAATCCTAACACAAGGCGATATATCCCTTAAAAATGGTGGAACTAGGTCAACAGTTAAGTTCTATTGCGAGTCAAACAACGCGCACTATGCTCAAATTCAAGCGCCTGCACACTCTCAGTTCGCAGGTAACGTAACTCTTGTTTTACCAGCTACCTCAGACACTTTGGCGGGCATTGCGGCTACACAGACGTTAACTAACAAGACCTTAACAACTCCTATTTTAACAACGCCTGTTGTCAATGCGGGCTTGCAGTTAAAGAATGCCGCCGCTAGCGCAGGATTTATTGAGTTCTTTGAGGACAGTGATAACGGTACAAACAAGGTCACTCTTATTGGCCCAGCGGCTACAGCGGATGTTACGTTAATCCTACCTGCTGCGGCAGATACTTTAGTGGGT